GGACTGTTCTTATCTTTTATTGAGGGGTATCTAACGACTACCGTCAGGTTTCCACTTTCTACCCAGGATTATCCAAACGTGTTACAACGATTGATAAGAAGCACTGAATTAAAGTCCACTCCGTTGCGAAAAATTACTCGAAATCACAAAATGGCGGAAAATTTTAAAGTAACATATTCAGTGGAAGATTGTAGGCACAGTGAAAATTGTGGGTGTGTTATTACAGTAGAAGGAATATCCCCATTGACGACAGGGTACAAGTTTGTTGCACAACCAGGCCCATTATCGGATCAACACTTGAAGGCTGTGAAATCAATGGGAGTTTATGCAATAGGCGCAATGCCAGGAACAGTCCCAGATGGTGAGGTTACCTTACGATCCATGGTGCAGTCAGACTCGACCGTGAGTTTGTTGCAGAATATACCAAATTATCGATATCATTGGCCGGATGAGGTAGCTTTGCCAACTGTTCATCCAGATGTGGCACAGAGTCTGTATGCGACAGATGTGAGATGGTTTGCGGGTAAGTTTCCATGGATGGATATACCGCTCACTCAGATGATTTCGGAGGTGTGGCATGAACCTCATCATGTACCTAAGTTGTCTTCCTTGATTTTGAGGAGTATGTCAACAGCGCACTGGGCTATAGGGACGTCAAATCATCGTCCGCACGTGATCTCAGCTATGGATGCTTACCAGTCATCAGGAAAGTTTGCAAGGAGTGCAGGAGCAATGGCTCGTCCCTATTGTACACAATGGAGTCAGATTTCGCCCTATGTGCCAGAGGCAATGAATCATATGTACCGATTGATGAAAATAGATATAGAGGACAAGATTCAGGCCGTGTTTGATATAAAGGGTTTGTCATCTATGTATTTAGGAGCATCTAAAGGAATAGACATAGGCCCAGCAAAGGTAATATCGGATGGACCTTGTCCGATACTAGTGTCCCCGGTTGGGAAAAAAATTGATAGCTTTGAACAAGATGTAGCAGCAATTTTGGACTTTCTGGAGACAGGCAAGGAACCGGCAATTTGGTGGACAATATCGCCAAAAAATGAGAATTTTTTTTCTTTGACGAAGCAGTGGAACAATGACCAGTGGACAGCATTCAAAGATAAGATTCGTTCTTTCTATATCCCAAATAGCATTTATATATTGATGGAGAAGTTAGTTTCACTGCCACGTCATTTAAAAGAGAGAGGATGGTCTATTTGTGTAGGTCATCCGTGGTCTCGAGGAGGAGGGGACACAATGGCTAAGCGTTTAAGGATTACGTTGGAGAATTGTTGGAAGAAGTTAATAGAAGAAGGAGATGCTGCAAACTTCGATGCGACAGCGA